GGTGCTCCAGAACCTTGAGCTCCCGTTACACCAGGTGGTCCTCTACAACAAGCACCAGTAACTCCTCTCAAACCTTGTGACCCTGTTGAACCTTGGTTTCCAAAAGGACCAATTGGACCTTGTGAACCTTGTGCTCCTTTAGGTCCAATAACCGTTTTTTCTAAATTAGTTGCACAGCATTTTTTAGCACCTAAAAAATTTGAATAACTAGACATTATATTATAAATATGATATAATATTTTAGTTTATTATATTTATAAAGCTGATAATGTTATAGAAAAAAAACCATTAAATGTTCCACTGGATGGCACAGGATATGTTCCAACAGTATATTGATACAAATAAATAGAATATGGACCATTTCCACTTACATTTATAAAATCATTTCCGGAACCACACATCAATCCAGAAAATGAAGGGAGCTGTGCAGGCTGGTTATTTAAAATAATAGGATTAGTATTATTTGTAATAAATGGATAAATATCATTTAAAGTTGAATCTACCAATTTTATATAAAATCTGTTATTAGGGTCAGATGTATTTTCCTGAATTCCCCAAGAAATCGCCCATTGATTTGTAGAAGTTGTAGGTATAATAATTCCAGTATTAGAAGAAATAATAGTTGGACTTGCTCCATATGACGCCGTTACTGTATTTTTGATATTTATAATTTGTGATACACTTCCTTGAGGTCCCGTTGAACCAATAGCGCCTTGAGGGCCTCCAGCAAACCCTTGAGCTCCTTGTGGACCTTGTGGACCAGTAACTCCTTTACAACATGGACCTTGTGGACCTTGGGCTCCTTGTGAACCTTGCGCTCCTTGATTTCCAAAAGGTCCTTTGGGTCCTTGAGAACCTTGTGGTCCTTGTGGACCCTGTTGGCCTGACATTTTATTACAGCATATATAGTTGTTTTTAGAGCTTGACATAATATATAATATAATATATTTTTTATAATTTAATAAAAGTAAATGAAGCGTTAATTATTCCTATTCCAACAGACGCTCCTAGAGTTTTTTGCCATAATTTTATATTAAAATCAGTTTCTAAACTTGAAGATAAATCTATATAATCGTTTCCTGTTCCTAATGTAACATAATTCGGTTGTATAGCTCCTACATTATTGTTAAAATGATATGGATTTGAACTATTAAATACAAAAGGCTCGTAATAAACGCCTTGATTATAAGTTTCTTCAAGAGATATATAAAATTGGTTATTATTATCATACCAATCTTCTTGGACAGTCCACTGTATACTCCATTTATCGGGCGATAATGTTATTCTATTATTTCCCGTATATATATCTGTAATAATATCCGTAAAATTATTATTGTAAGTTGATGATGATTCTGACGTTTGAAAATGAGCATTTACAAATTGTTTATTTTCAGGATATCCAGAGGCTCCAGTTGAACCCTGGGCTCCTGTAAAACTACCAACATATCCCTGAAAACCCCTTAAACCAGGAGCTCCTCTGTAACAAATTCCTATAGGTCCAGTATAACCTATAGCTCCTGTGTAACCTTGGGAACCCATATCTCCAATATAGCCTCCTTTTCCTGAAATTCCTTGTGGACCTACAACTTTCATATCTCTTTTAATGCAGCAACGTTGTTTTCCTAAATTCATTATAATATTATATAAAAATATTTTTATATAGTATTTACATTGTCAGAGAGTTTTAGATAATTTTTTAGCATATAAAAAAAATATTATATAAACCTTGAATACTCTAATTTTTCTAATTTTCTAATAATTGTAACAAAGCTTCTTTATCTATGTTGTCGTAATTGAATAAATAATCATATGTCCATTTTGTGTTTATATTAGTTGGCGAAATATATAAATGCTGTTTACAATTATCTCCAATAAATCCATGTTCAATTAGAATTGATTCAGGTATAACATAAAAATTGCTGGTATTTTTACAATTTAGCCAATAAAAATCATTATCTCCTATTTTATAGGAGCATTTGTATTTTTTACCATTACGTTTATTTAAAGCAAAACCAAATGAATCAGGATTGTTTTTAGAAATATATCCTATTTTTTCTTGAACTTTTTTATCAGAAATCTTAAAATCATAAACAGTTCCTTCAAATTCAGGATAAATAAATGTAATAAAATTGACTTTATTTTCTCTTAATTTCCTATAAAGGTGCTCTTGTTTTTGTGTATCGCTCGTAGGAGTATTTAATATATCAAATGGAAATTTAAGCATATTTTCATAATAATCAAATAATTTTTCTTTTACATTGTCAGTAGTCACTTCATAGTGATTATATTTAGATGTTATTGATATTTTAACAGATTTTTGACCTTTTACATCTTCATAAGGAATTAACCACATTTTTTTATCTTTTACACAAATACATAAAATAATATAATTGTCATAATTAGTTCCATTTAATTTAAAATGATACCCTCCTCTACTACATTTATCTTGAGTGCTTTTAACTTGAATTCCTAACCATAAATTGTCAATGATATCATACGGTTTTAAAATAATATCAGCGCGACAACCATCAAGTGTTTTATTAACTTGAAAATATGACTTTACAACTTCTATAAAATATTGTATACATTTGAATTCTTGTTCAATTAAACTATTTTTGTTTTCTCCACTTCTGAGTTGTTTTAATTTTTCTGTAGTGTTTTTATTAACACATGAAGGACAATTAATTCCCTGATTTAAATGAATAAAATTTTTCCAAGAAACTAAATTACTATGTCCACAAGAAGCAATATAATTAATTTTACTTTTACTATTATCATAGATAGTATTAAATTCTTCTTCTGTTATAGATAAAACACATCCTTTATCTACAAATGCTTTCGAAACAGATTGAAATGTAGGCATATCTAAAGCACACGGTTTACATTTTAATCCATTGCCTCTTAAAAACATTTTCAATGTTATAGAGTTTTCATGACCACATGTAGCTATATAATTTATTTTTTGTAATTGATTTGTATAGTTCGTATCTAATAACATACACTTATTAGATTCAAAAATAGTAATAACTTGTTCTAACGTATATCGGGTAGGCATTTTTAATATATTAATTATTATTTAATTAAAATTTATTTCAATTTTTAATTTTATTTTTATTTTTATTTTTATTTTATTTTTATTTTTATTTTTATTTTAGCAGGTTAACACCAAATTAAGTAGAGGGTAACGGAACGAGACATAACATTATCGAACCCAAACTGGCGACATTATATTTAACAACAAGAGGCAAATCATTTTCCAAGTATACTTCAATTTTTTGACATAAATTTGTACATTTAATAAAATATCCAAGATTTTTAAGAGAAAATTCTCCCTGAATTACCTTAGATGAATCTTGTTTTTTAATAAATTTCATAGATTCATCCGCTTCAGCTCTATGAATTTCAGCAGACGCAAATTGTCCTTGACATTTAAAAATGAGTTCATTTCCAACAGATTTAATTTCAAGTTTATCAGCTAAACAAGATAAATCTCTTATAATTTTTTGAAAATCTTGTGATGGAAGATTAATAATAGAAGAGAATTTTACATCAGGAACTTCTAATTCGTCTTGTTCTGGTTCAATTAACTTGAGTTTTTGTGTTTTGCATTGTTTTATATCTCCATTTTCAAATTTGAATGCTAAATAAGAAACAATTCCATCAAAATAATCATTATTCTCTATGTAAATAGTTAATGTATCATCATTATCAATTGAATTGATTAATTTAAACAGATGAAACATATTAACTCCAATAATAATTTTTTCTTTTTTACATTCATAAAATTCAAAATTGGATGCTGCTAAATAAAGATGAACTAAAATAGTATGAGATTTATCCATATTAATAATTCTAATACCATCTGGTTGAAAGGAAATATTTGTTTCTAAAAGGATATCTTTAAGAGCAGTCATTAGGGTGCGAAATGGCGCAATTTGGACGGTTTTAATAGTTAAAACATTATTATTAGTAGATGTGCTTGTATTAATAAATTGTGACATTATAGTTACATTTAAACGCAATTCTTTAAATACTTATGTTTTGAAAATATTAGTATTATAATAATTTAACTTTAGGAACTCTCCGTTTACCATAGCCATGTATTTTCTTAGCTAATTGAGCTGCCTTAAATCCTTTAGAACCTGTTTTACATCCTTGATTTAATATATCATAATCAAGTGCGCCTGCTTTTCCAGATGTTAATGCGCTAGCTAGTCTCGCAATTCCCCACGATTGCGCTGTCTGATTTGGCCTAGAACCTGATGAATAATAAGCGCCAGCTCCTTTATTGATAATTTTAGCTAAAGCTGTTTTTGAACATCCCGTTTTTTTCGCTAATTCATTTGTTGCTCCTATTTTTTGGACGCCGTATATTTTTCTGGCTTTTAAAATATGAGATGATGTTTTTGAACGAAATGATTTTACGGGTTTTCTTGTGTAATACTTGCCTTGTTTATATAATTTTCTGGATTTTAACAACATTTGTGATTGTTTTTTCTTATCCTTAGTTGTTAGTCGTTTAGGTAAATATCTTAGATTTGTTTTTTTCCGTTGTTTACGTGTATTCATAATATTATAAAATAATATATTATACAAAACTTACTTAAAGACTAAAAAAATGAATTAGTAATGGAAGAAACAAAAATTAATGAAATTGCCCAAATGATAAATGAATTAAATGTTAAATATAGTGGTAATCCATATATGCTCCAAAGATTGGAAACGCATTTATCAGATTTACCAGATATTTTGATTCGTGAAAATAAAAAATACGATGAACGTGTTAGTAGAATTAATGAACTAACAACAGAACAAGATAATTTTTATAAGGTTTTTCTAAGTAAACATCAGTATTTTTATATGCCATATAATAGTATTTATTATGAATATGACGGAAAAACTTACAAGATTATAAAAGATGATGATATTCATTATAAATTATTATCAACGATAACAGATGAAGGTAAATTAATTCAATGGAAGCATAAGACGAAACAAAATATTATAAAAAAATTAAAGAAAAGAACG